TACTCATTGATACCACATTACCATATGCACTACCTGTAATTCTTAAACTACCACTAATACTTTCAGTTCCAATAAATGTATTAGAGCCTGTTGTTGCTAATGATGAAGTTAAAGTATTTAATGCATTTATAGAAGTTTGTGCACTTGCTGTAAATGTATTAATATTAGTAATTGCGGTTACATTTGCTGATGCAGTTAATATCAACGATGCAGTTGTTGCGTTTAAGTTGTTGATTGATGTTTGTGCACTAGCAGTAAATGTTTGTAAAGAAGCAGTTGCAACTTGTAATGAAGCCGTAGCTTGATTTAATGCTGATATATTTGTTGCAAAAGATGAAGTTGGGACTAATGTTGTTCTATTTGTAGAATTACCAACCCATGTATATCCATTTGCTAAACTTGCACTTAAACTACCTGTAATGTTTACATTATATGCAAATGATGTAGGTTTGAATATATACATATCTGCACTTCCTGTTCTAAATATAAAGCCTGTATTACTACTATTAGCATTATTTCCACCACCACCAAACCATGCTACTAATTCACCAGAAAATTCTGGAGTGTAAGTATTAGCTGCCATTTGCATTAAAGATATACCAGTTCCACCATTTGTAGCTACTTCATTTATTTGAAAAGCTGAATAAATATCATTTGGATATAATACATTATCTACATTAATATTAATAGAAGAATATTGTGAACCACTACCTTGTGCATTACGTGCAATAAGCATTCCATTAAATTGTCCAATTACATTAAGGTTTCCATTTACATATTGGTCACCAAAGAATGCATTACTTCCAGTTGTTGCAAAACTACCTGTATTAATACTTCCACCACTACCTGTTGGAAGGGTTACATTAAATGTAGTTCCATTACCTTTAGTAAATGTCATTGTTGTTCCACTCACACTTGCAGTTGTCAATGCTAAACTTGCAGAAGTAAATAAACTTGCAGTTGCAGAGTTTACAGATGCAGTAAATGCGTTAAAACTTCCTGTTGTTACTGCATTACTTCCACCACCAACATCTACTCTATAAATTGTTGTGATTACAGATGGAACTGCTGGAGTATTACCACCTGCTGCAAATCCAGAGAATGTTGTATTACCACTATCTGATTGCCACCATATTTCATAAACATCACCTAAAGCAGCTTGGTCTAAAATATTTACAACAGGCACTAACTTTGTATTTGATGGTAATGTCCATTGTGTATCAGAGTTAGAAATATTAGTTCCGTTCTTTTTAAACCAAACATTTAAGTTTGCTGAACCAGCACCTTGAACTGCCTGTAATGAGAATTGAATATTATAAACACCTGCTGCTCCAACTTGCATACCTGTGCTACCTGAAAGTATTACACCATCAGGAACAGCTGTTTGTGGGAATTTTAATGCGTATGGAGTATTTGCACTACCACTTTGTGTTGTAGTATCATAAAATTGTGCATATGAGCCAGTTACAATAGATTGACTACCTGTTGGTAAAGTTAAGTTAAATGTAGTTGCATCACCTTTACGGAATTGTAATATTTGTCCTGCTACACTTGCAGTTGTCAAAGATAAACTTGCAGATGTATAAAGAGATGATGTTGCTAAATTTAAATTACTTAAAGATGTATTAACACTTGCAGTAAATGTGTTGATAGATTGAGTAAACTGATTTGTTGATGCAGTAAATGCATTAAACGAAGCAGATGTTACTTGTCCTGCATTAGATGCAGTATATGCGTTTAAATTATTAATACTGATTTGTGCACTTTGAGTAAATGCTTGTAATGAAGATGTAGCTTGATGTATTTCTGCTAAATCTGCATTAGTTGATGCAGTGAATTGATTATAAGATGCAGTTAATGCGTTGAATGATGCACTATCTGCTGCGTATACACTTACAACTGCAGTTCCACCAACAACGGTTGCTGATATACCACTACCAGTAAAGTTCATAGAGAATGCATTACCTTGTGGGATACCTTCATCCAAAATAGGTAAAGCAATACTTGCTGTAATACCTGTCAACTTACTACCATCACCAACAAATGAAGATGCAGATACGAATGAACTTGCACTAATAGATGTAAATGTATTAGGGCCAGTAAATGTATTCGAACCGGTTGTTGCGTAACTTCCAGTCTTTGCATTCAAACTATTTATTGATACCTGTTGAGATGCAGTTATTGAATTTATATTTGTAATACTAACTGCAGTAGATGCTGTAAATAAATTTATATTAGATACAGATGTATTCAAAGATGCAGTAGTTGCTTCTAAATTATTGAACTTAACCGTTGCAGATTGAGTATATGCATTTAATGATGCAGTTGCTTGGTTTAGATTACTAATATCAGGAATACTACCTGTAGCAACTGTCACATTAAATGTAGAACCATTACCCTTTGTAAAAGTTATTACATTCTGTGTTGCAGATGCGGTAATTAATAAACTACCTGTTGTTAATCCAGTTGCTGATTGTGTAAATGCGTTTAATGCACCAATTGATACATTAACTGATTGAGTATATTCTCCATAAGGAATTTCATCAACCATTGAGTCAATTATATCTACATTGTAATCACGAAGGATAGCAGGAGTAATATAATTTGTATTATTGTTTGGAAAACTCGTGTTGTTTTCTACTTTTAACGCTTGTTTAGATAATTGAGCCATATCTTTATTTTAATTTATTAATTATCAAATCCATCAGAATAACCATCACTAAATCCTCCACCTGTATGTATTTGAGTTCCTTGGATAACACCAATACCCTGATTAATTAAATATCCTTTACAACATTTAACATCATAGGTATTACTTTCCAAGCACAAACATGCTCTTCTGCTATTCTTTGGTGAACTTAAACCCTTTGTAGGGCCTATGTAGATGCCGGAGTTATTCTCTCTATTTACAGAATATCTTAATGCACCATTTCTACTATTTGTCCATTTTCCAGCCATATCTTTTCTTTAATATAGGTATAACACCTATTAAATCAAAAATGGTTATGAATTAATAGCCATTAAAGATTGTCTATGGAGCATTTCTTGTAATAAATTTTTATCTGCTTTATATGCCAGCGCTAAAAGAACCTTTTCTAACGGTTGTTCGATTATTTCTTCGTATTTGGTAATGTCTCCAGAAGCGAGTTCATAGACTGTAGAATAATTTCCCCACTTTTTTGCAAAGTTTGCTTCAGCTTCAGTTGCGCTCCCGTTGTCTTCATCGTAGAGTTCAGGGTAGAATTCAGTAAGTCCCTTGACAAATTGATAAAAAAAAACAATGCACCAAAGTGAACATCCATTCCTACTTTTAACCAATGCTCTGTTTCTTCTTTAGTAGTGTATCCTTCTATCTCATATAACTTACCTACTTTTCTTTTAACCTTTCTGTATAAGATTGACATTACTTTAGGCCAATCTTTATTAATCTCAATAGTATTTAATTTACCTAAATCTAAATAAGCACCATAACTGATTTCCGATAAGTTAGGTTCAAATCCATATTCAACACCATCAATAGTAATAAACCTTTGCAATTCCCAATCAGTTTTGTTTATGAATGAATGCAAATGATTACGGATTTGTTGATATGATTGTGTATCCATTGCCGCAACTACTTCAGGTCTTAAACCACATAAGTGATAAAATAATGCAGCATTAACTGCTTCTATTTCGTTTTCATATGCTTTCAAATCATCTTGCATTTCTAAAAACTTCTCTAATGTAATCGCTGAGTAATCGTTTGGAACTGTTATCTTAATTTCTTGTTTCATATATTATGCTGTAAATTGTGTGAATTGTTTTATTAATAATTGTAATTGTCTAACTTTGCTTTCCTCATTCTTTAGTTTAGCATCCATCATAATTACATTTGCTTTCATATCTTCTACCTGTTGTTGTAAATCTTTAGTATACAGAATGAGCTGTTTAATTTCTTCCTCACTCCATAATCTATCTCTATTAATATTTGTATTTTCCGACTGTGATTGCATATGTTCCTTTATTTTTAGCTTTTTGTGATAATGTCATCATAGTTGCATATCTCGCTGCATCTATTGCATGGTTCATAAAATCTTGTGGTTTATCAGTAACATATCCGTTCTTATCGGTAATATACTCATAAGCATACATTTCATTTATTAAGTTTTGTGATTTTCTATGCACTTTTATTTTATAATTTCTCATTACTTCAATTCCGAAGTTGATACTATCTTTGCCTTTAACAACTGGTTTGATGTTGAAGCCTGATTTGTAGATTTCGTCAATGAGTCTTGGTTCTGAACTATCTGCCCAGATTTCATTACTCCTGTCGATTTGTAATTCTTTGAGCCTGTTGATAATATCGTTTGTAACCATCTTCGGTTCATAAACCAATTCTTCCAACTGTAATTCATCACCTTTCCTATAAACTGCAACCAAAGCAGTGGGGTCATTAGAATAGCCAAAATCGCAACCAAAGGCAACGAAATCACCATCGCAATCATCAACAATGTCAAATTCAAATATAGCTTTATCATTTGCAGCAAATTCACCTTTTCCATAAATCTTATAATATTTTGGGTTTTTTATTTGTAACTCCTCAATTGCATCTATCATTTGTTGTGGCAAATAAGGATTATCTAAATAAGTTGTAATAAATCTATCACAATCTTGCATCTGTCTTAACCAATGATTAGGAGGGCAAGTAGGATTGTAAGCAAGTATAA